TGGAATATGCTGCTTGTTTTACAGCAGATAGTGATGGCTTCTTTAAACGAAGTTTAATAGAGAGTTGCACGGCCAGAGATTCTAGTCCTATAATAAGCAAAGATGGTCCAATAGTATTTGATCCAATAATTAGAGGAGATTCAAATAAAAAATATATCATGGGCGTTGACCCCGCAAGTGAACAAGATAACTTTAGCATTGTAATTGTAGAATTGAATGGCGATCATAGACGTATAGTTTATTGTTGGACTACTAACAGAACAAATTTTAGAGATCGGCAAAAAACGGGATTAGTTAAGGAACATGATTTCTATGGATTCTGTGCGCGTAAGATACGCAATCTGATGAAGACTTTTCCATGCCTAGTCATAGGCATGGATGCACAGGGAGGTGGAGTGGCCGTGGAAGAAGCTCTGCACGACCCAACAAAGATAGAGGCCGACGAGCAATTAATATGGCCTGTTGTAGACTTCGACAAACCAAAAGACACAGACTCTCAAGTTGGTCAACATATTTTAGAACTGGTACAGTTTGCGAAAGCTGAATGGGTGGCTCAGGCTAACCATGGATTAAGAAAAGATTTTGAGGATAAGATAGCCTTATTTCCCCGTTTTGATTCTTTAAGTATTGGTATGGCACTAGAGAATGAGGGGAAAGATATTTTAGAAGCCGATTTAAATCCTCTTTATGATAGCCTTAGTGAATGTATTGTAGAAATAGAAGAATTAAAAAATGAATTAACCACTATTGTGATGACACAAACTAGTCAAGCGGCCGGGGCTAGAGATAGGTGGGATACCCCAGATGTTAAAACGCCAAATGGCAGAAAAGGTAAATTAAGAAAAGACCGATATAGTGCCCTATTAATAGCAAATATGATCGCTCGACAAATGTCTCAAAGTTTATCTCCTGCACAATATGATGTTATAGGAGGAGACACTAGATCATTAATGGAAGCAAAGAATGAACAAATGTATAAAGGACCATCTTGGTTTACTGACGGAGCCAATGATGATATATACATAGGAATCCAAAAATAGTGTAATATATATACAATCCCATTACAATACCATTGAAGAAAGAATTATGAGCAAAAAATACCCCAAGAGCGAAGCAATCAATGATGCCCAGTATATCGGCCAAGATGCCTATGTTACATGGGGAGATGATTTAGATAGCAAAAATAAAGCTCTAAGTAAATCTTCAGAGGCTTTGGACGAATACTCCGGTGTTCAACATAGTTCTGCTGCACCACTATATTTGAGAAATGATTTTTCGAATATGTTGCCAAATATCTCTGGCAAGCCAGGATTAAGTCGCAGCGATTATGATTATTTCCGTCCTCAAGAGGCTGTGCCCCAAAGAGTTAAGGAGATAATGAGAAAGGCCGATGATATTTATCAGAAGGTTGGTTTAGTAAAAAATGTTATTGATCTTATGGGTGATTTTTCTAGCCAAGGAATTAGACTAGTTCATCCCAATAAGAGAATAGAAAGATTTTATAGAAACTGGTTTAAGAAAGTTCGTGGTAAAGATCGCAGCGAAAGATTTTTAAATAATTTTTATCGCACTGGTAATATTGTTCTTAATAGACAAACCGCTAAGATTAGCTTAAAGACCACAGAGACTATGTATAAGGCAACAGCGGCGCCAGATTTTACAGACCAAGATGTTCAGAACGAAGAGTTAAGTTTTGAAAAAAGAGAGATTCCTTGGAGATATACTTTTATTGATCCTGTTTATGTGGAAGTTGCTGCTGGTCCATTATCTTCTTTCGTTTCCAGAAAGATGTATCAACTAGTAATTCCACCACATTTAAGAAAGATAATTAATAGTCCAAAGACTGATCAAGACAAACAAATTGTCTCCAAGCTTCCTCCACAAATTGTTGAAGCAGCAAAAACACGCAAAGCATATCCATTGGATCCAGAAAAGATTTGTGTTTATCACTACAAGAAAGATGATTGGCAAATGTGGGCCTATCCCATGATTTATGCTATTATGGATGATATCACCGTATTAGAAAAGTTAAAATTAGCAGATATGGCAGCCTTGGATGGTGCAATCTCCAATATTAGAATTTTTAAGCTTGGTAGCTTGGAGCACAGGATCGCTCCTACTAAGGCTGCTGCTGGCAAACTATCCAGTATTCTACAGAATAACGTGGGTGGTGGCACAATGGATATTGTTTGGGGCCCAGATATTGAACTATTAGAAAGCAAAACAAGTGTTCACCAATTCCTTGGCGAAGGCAAATATGTTCCACACTTAAATGCTATTTATGCTGGTCTTGGTATTCCTCCAACACTTACAGGTACATTTGGTGCAGCAGGCACAACTAACAATTTTATTAGTTTAAAAACTCTTACTCAAAGACTACAGTATGGCCGAGATGTGCTAACCCAGTTTTGGGACCAAGAGATAGCCCTAGTACAAAAGGCCATGGGTTTTAGATATCCTGCAAAAGTTGAATTTGACAGAATGGATCTTAGTAACGAAGAAGCAGAGAAGGCTCTATTAATTCAATTAGCTGATAGAAATATTATTAGTGATGAGTTTATACAGAATAGATTTGGTGCTGATCCACAAATGGAGAAGGTTAGACTTAATAGAGAGTCGAGAGATAGAGATGCAGAGCGTATGGTTAGTAAGGTGGGGCCATATGGCAATATTGAAAATGATATGAAGAAGATAGCATTACAACTCGGACTAGTTACTCCTAGTGAAGTTGGTTTGGATCTTAGAGATAAAAAGAGAGGACAAAAAACCGCTCTTGAACTTAAAACAGAAATGGATATTAAGAAAGCAAAAGAATCTCCACAAAAATCTTCTCCATTCGGAGGTGGCGGTGGTGGTAGCGATCCATTACCAAAAGGAACTCCAGGAGAGGGCCGTCCATTAAATAAAAAAGATAGCTCCAAGAGAAAGACCAAACAATTCTCGCCACAGACCGGAGCATCTTTAGTATTAACTGCTAATAATCTACAAGATAAAATAGCAGAATATGTTAATCCAATTTTATTAGATTTTTATAATAAGAAAAATTTTAGAAGTTTATCTCAGAAAGAATATGCAGAAGCTGAAGTATTAAAAACCAAATTATTACTTTCTTTTAAGCCAGCTGACGATATTACAGAATCTATTGTTGCAAGTAAGATATCAACAGTAGATAGTGATACTAAGTTATTTGCTAAATATAATACTTTTATTAAAACTTTACAAAACCATCTCAACAGAGTACTAACAACTGAAGAATATAAGCAAGCAAAAGCTTATTTTTATGCTTCGGTGTATTCTGAATAATATCACCAAGAGGTAAAACTATGCAAATTTTTCAGGCAGAAATAAATGATGGTCTTGCTGAATTAGTGTCAACTAACGCATCGGTTTCGTATGTTCAATCTATTCTAGTTAGTTCAAGCTGGAATAAGAATGATGATATTTTTGACAAAGCAGAAGTTTGGGCAGCAAAGAATACTCCAGAAGATAAGCCCACAAATTTAAATCATGATGAAAATCTTATAATTGGCCACATCACACAAAATTGGCCCATTACAGATGATGGCAAACTAATAGATCCAGAAACTCCTATTGATCAACTACCAGATAAATTTCATATTTTAACTGGCTCAGTAATTTATAAATCTTATATTGCCGAAGAACTCAAAGAGCGTACTTCTGCACTAATTGCCGAAATAGAAAATGGCACAAAATATGTTAGTATGGAATGCTTCTTCAAAGGTTTTGATTATGGCTTACTAGATAAGTCTAATGGATCATATAAGATTTTAGCCAGAAATGATGATACTGCTCATTTAACAAAATATCTTAGAGCTTATGGTGGTCTTGGCGAACACGAAAACTATAAGATTGGTAGAGTATTAAGACAAATAACATTTTCTGGAAAGGGGTTTGTTGATAAACCAGCTAATCCCGATAGTATAATATTTAATAGTTTAGTGAACAATTTTAAGAAAGAACAAGCTTGTGAAAAAATAGAATTGGAAACTATAGATAATAATCAGCAAAAAAATGACTTTTCTCAAAATAGCGGTGTATTTGCTAGTGAGACAGTCAATACTACGGAGAAAATACAAATGAGTGAAGACACAAACAAACTATCTGAATTAGAAGCTTCGGTTCAAGCCAAGGAAGCTGAGCTTGCTCAGGCTTTAGCATCTTTTTCCGATTGTCAGTCTGAGGCTGCCAAGAAGGAAGAAATGATGAAGAAGAAGGAAGAAGAAATGATGAAGATGAAGGCTGAACTTGATGCTGCCAATGAAACCATCGCCGCATACAAGATGAAAGAAGAAGAGATGATGAAGAAAGAGAAGAAGGCCAAGAGAATGGCTTCTCTCGTAGATGCTGGCGTTGAGACAGCAGAGGCCGAAGCCGCTGTAGAAAAATTCGATGCTATTGATGATGCTGCTTTTGATGCTATGACAGTGCTATTGGCTGCTAAGAAGCCAAAGATGTCAGAAGAAAAGAAGGTAGAAAGTGCTGAGCAGCAGGTTACTGAAGAAGTACTAGAAACAGTCGAAGAAGATTCTTCTGCTGTTGACCTTACTGTTGGTGGCTCTGACGAGACTCAGATTGAGTCAACAAGAGCAGCATTAGTTGATTTCGTATATTCAAGACTCGGTAAAAAACTTAATAAGGGAGAATAATAACATGGCTCTAAAACCAGATCGCGTAGAACTACTAACTGATATTTCATTTTTCATGACAACAACTGCTACTCGCGGTGGCGTTGTGTCTGCTTCAACCGCTGGCTCGGGCGTGTCAATGGACGATGCCAATGCAGTAGTAGCTTATGCTGCAAACGCATCTGGTGCCAAGCCAATCGGTGTTCTATTAAATGATGTTGTTGATCTTGATCTAACTCGCCAGCATATTAACTGGCACAAGGATGAAGTACAGAAGGGTGGCAAGGTCACCGTACTTCGTGCTGGTCAGGTTACAACTAATTTAGTAGCTGGCTCACCAACAGCCGGTGCTGATGCTTATGTTGCCAATAGTGGTTACATTAGTACAGTACAAGCCACAGGTGCTGTCAAGATTGGTCAATTCTTAAGTGCCACAGACGCTGATGGCTACGCCAAAGTATCGGTTAACCTCTAATAGTGAACTCCAGTCACATTCAGAAATCTCGT